GTCACGAAGCAAGCTGGTGGCGCCGCGACATTTGACGGCGACCAGGCGGGAATAGACGATAGACCCGCCGAACTTCTCGATTTCGTGGAGCTTCTGCGGATCGTACTGGCCCTCGAACATGCGCTGGGCGCGCAGGAGCCGGTCGTTGATCGAGTTCTGGTTAGAATTTCTGTGGTTCTGGAACTGGTACCAGCGTCGGCGAATATATGCCCCGAGGTCGTCGGTGCGCGGGGATTGTTGAGAGGTATTCTCGTCGGCGAGCCGTTGCTGCTCCGCAGCATTAAGCTGGGCCGGGCTGACGACACGCAGAAATCCCCGCGCGCTCCTGCTGTCGACAGGCGGCGATGACGAGGTCTGGCCTGGTATCGCAGGCGGCAAAACACAGCCTTATAAAATACAGCTTGACGAGATATACCATATAGGCCAGCCGCGCAATACTACAGGGGGCACATCTTGAGCGACGACTTTCTCGACCCCAACCCGCTGCTGGACGACGCGCTGGTCATGCGCCTGGTCTACGACATCGCCGCCGACATCCACAAAAGCGACACGCTGGCGCTGCGCTACGGCTTTGCCGACAAAGACGCGCTGCGGCGGTACCTGGCAAAGCACCCGCGAATTATCCAGGAAGCGCAAAAAGCCCGGGCGCTGATGGAAAGCGACGAGAGCAGCGAGACGCGGGTGCGACTGAAGGCCATGCAGGCGACCGAAAAACTGATCGCGCCGACAGCCGGGCTGGCGATGGACCCCCGGATCGCACCGCAGCAGCGGATAGACGCCTTCAAACAGCTGTCCCGCGTGAGCGGGCTGGACGCGTCGGCGGCGGCGCAGGCGCTCAACAAAACCGGCGGCGGCCCGGCGTTCACGCTGAACATCCTCTTCAGAAACAACCCCGCCGAGCACCTTGAACTCACGTCGAACGCCGACCGCGCCCTGCCGCCAATAGTTACTACACGTAGTAAGGCGATCGCCGTCGGCGATGACGACGGTGACGATTCGCTGGAAGAAATCTGATGGATTACGAGCCGCCGCCGACCGTCGAAGAGTTCATGCACGACCCCGCCCGTATTCGGGTGCTGGTCGGCCCACTGGGCTCCGGCAAGACGATGGGCTGCATTATGGAGCTGATGCGGTGGGCCTGTAGTCAGCCTCCCCACAACGGTGTGCGGTACACCAGGTTTGCCTTAATCCGGAATACTCTACAGCAGCTGCGCCAAACCGTATTATCGGACACAATGTCGTACATGGCGGGGATGGCGCACTACTACACGACCGACAGCACCATCCAATTCCGGCTGACTCTGCCGGACGGTACACAACTGCACAGCGACTGGCCATTGCTGCCCCTCGACAATAAAGAGGACGTCAGGCGGCTGCTCAGCTTGCAGCTGACCGGCGCCTGGATCAACGAAATCCGCGAGGTCCCGTTCGACATCATCAGACCCCTTCTGGGTCGTTGCGGGCGCTATCCCTCGAAGGCGCTCGGCGGCGCGGCGCGCCGAGGAATTATCGCCGACACCAACCCGTGGGACACCGACTCGCCTTACCACGACCGCATGGTGCTCAGCCCGCACCCCGCCTGGAAACTGTTCCAGCAGCCCTCGGGGCTATCGGCCGATGCCGAGAACATCGAGAACCTGCCGGAGGGGTATTACGACGAGCTGATGTCCGACAAAGACCCGGACTGGTGCTCGGTGCACGTCGAAGCGCAGTGGGGCGTCAGCAACGCGGGGCAAGCCGTGTTCAGGCGGACCTTCCACGCGCCGACCCACGTCAAAGACATGGGGGTCACCGTCAACCCGATGCGCCCCATCATGGTCGGCCTCGATTTCGGCAGGACGCCCTGCGCCGTGATCGGGCAACACGACAATTACGGGCGGGCGATCATCATGAAGGAGGTGGTCACCGAGGGGATGGGGTTGATCCAGATGGTCGAGGAATACCTGAAGCCGATTTTATTGGCGGCGCCTTTTGCCGGCAGGCGGGTATTCATCGTCGGCGACCCTGCCGGGGCGCAGAAATCCCAGCAATCCGAAGAAAACAACTTCGACATCCTGAAAGAACAGGGTTTTATGGCGTATCCGGCGTCGACGAACGCGATCGAGCCCCGCCTGCTGTCTGTCGACCGGCTATTGCGCCAGACGCTCATGGGTGAGCCGGGGCTGCAGATCAGCCGCACCGGCTGCCCAACGCTGATTTCAGCATTGGGCAATAAATACCGCTACAGGCGGAAACGCGACGGGCAGATGGAAGACCTACCGGAAAAACTGCACCCCTGGTCGGACATTGCCGACGCCCTGCAGTACTTCTGCCTCGGCACCAGCATGAACCTGACTGGCCGCGTGCTGATGCGGGAGCGCCGCTATCAAATCCGCCAGAACGTCGAGCGCGTCACCGCCGCCGGATGGACATAATCCTCGCGGCCGCACTGCATCTGATCGTGCTGCACCGGACCGACGGTGGGACGGTAACCGTAAACACGGCGCAAATTACCGCGCTGTATCCGTCCCCGCCCTCGGGCCAAAATAAGCTGGTAGTCAAACAGGCACATTGCTCGGTCTGGCTTACCGACGGCAAATTCCTGTCCGTGGTAGAAACCTGCGACCAGGTCAAAGACTTGCTAGAGAAGAATTTGCCGCGTACGTCTCCCCGGTGATCCGCCGCGCCGCGACCGGCTCCGGCTTACCGGCGACTGCAACGATCTCGTCCGACGGCACGACCCAGCGTTTACCCCGCAACACCGGTGCGCCGCCCTCGTAGACGATCAGCAGATCGCCGTTTTTATGACGGCGCAATACCAGGTCGACAGTCGGCACGCTGACACCGAGATGGTCGGCAACCGCCTGGCGGGTCGGGAACGGGCGACGGTCGGCCCATAACCGGACCATAAGCGCGAGCGCGCTGGCTGTCGCCTGAGCCGGACGCTGCGACCACGACCGGCCGCGCAGCCATGCCGTCAGGCGCGCGACCGCTGCCCGGTCCACCGCCGGCAGGGGGCCATCCCCCCGATTATCGAGCCTATTCGTCGCCATGGGATGTCCATTACTAGCCCCTGGGGCGAACGGTATATACCGCCAGTTGGTTGCAAATTCAAGACTAGGGCAAAAACACCCGATATGCCCTGTCGACACGGCACCTGGTCACCCCCCTATAGGGGGGTGACCAGGTGATTTACACGACTTTGTTACATTCCAGCCGCCACCCCAACTGCCGATACGCATAAGCGGCGGGACCTAGCCTGTAGGTTGAGGCGCCATTTTTTACCGCCCCGCCATGCAGACACGCAACCTGCAGTTGAGGTGCCATTTTTACCGTTCTCGTCTGGGCGCCTAGGGGGCGCGGGGGCCGCCGGCCGGGGCCTTGGACAGCTACCCCCGGGGGGTCGCCGGCCAGTCTAGGCAAGCCCGATTACTTCGGTAGTAAGTAAAGCAAAGTGTATTTTAGACAGACGCACAGTAATGAGGCACGCATTCCGCGTGTACTCTTTAATGGGGCTTAACACTAATGGCAAACGCAACACGTCCAAATAAGGCGGCGCAGGCGGCGGCGCAGGCGGATCAGGACGTTCAGTCCGACATCGACGCGGCCGTTTACGAGAACGTCGCGGCCTTCTTCGCGACCGACGCGGCGACCAAAGCGGCGCGCGCGGAGGCTGATCGGCTGGCTGGTGTTGGCGCGCAAACGCGCGTCGACATTCTCGCCACGCTCGCCAAGCTGTCGCACGATGGCAAGTGGAATGAGAGCCAGATTGACAAGGCACTCGACTACGCGCTGTTGCGCGATGCCGGCAATGATCCGGCGAAAGTGGCTGCGCTCAAGACGCCTGCCACGGCGACCAAGAAGAGCATCCTTAAGACCGCGATGCTCCCCGGCGTGTGCTTTCAGGTTCCTGGCATTATCTCGCGTGCTACCGACGCGTGGGATCAGGAAGACGGAGCCGATGATCAGCCGCTGCGTTCGCGTCACAAGCGGCTGCAATTCATGGTCGTCAACCATCTGCGCCGCGCCGCCGGTAAGACCGACAGCAAGGGTAAGGTCGTAGAGAAGCCGGCGGTGTTCGCGGATCACGCTGCGATGGTCGCAGACAGCGTGAACGCGAAGACGCGCGCGCCCAAGACGCCTAAGCTGGCTCCGGATTTGCCAGCCGATGCGACACCGCGCGACGTCGCGCGCGCCAAGGTGGCGACCATTGTCGCGGCTGTCGAGACGCTAAAGGGTGATTACCCGGCTGCGCTCGATACGATCCAGACGGTGCTTGACGCGCTGGCGAAATGCACTGGCGACCGCTTGCTCCCTGCCAAGCCGGCGGCGCCGCCTGCCGCGACCACGCCGAAAGCCGCTCCGGCGGAACCGGTTGCCGGCGCCGCCGACATCGACGACGCGATGGGCGGAGACGACGACGACGCGCTGTCGGCCATTCTGGCAATGCAGCAGCAAATGGCGGCGGCAATCGCCAAGCTCGCCAGCAAGAAATAGCATACCGCGACTAACTCAGGCCGCACGCGAAAGCGTGCGGCCTTTTCTTTTGCCCACCTGCCGCGCGGCAAGGTGGGCGTTTTTGCATGTCTCATAAAGCCGATAGGCGCGCGCCAGTGTGCCTCTATTTTCTGAGGTACTAGGGTACAGGCCTATCCCTGATACCCTATCAGGCGCGCATCGTAGCGGCTCTACGAGACATCCTAGAATAGACATCTATTCCGCGACCGCGCACCGTGCCTAATCTATTTTGCAAACCAGAATCATTCTCATCTAATTCTTACTACATGAAGTAATGAATTAAAACGGCCGCGCGGGGGCGCATTAACGACGGATTGTGGCCGCGAAGCGGATTAACGACGGGCTGAAGCGGGAATCGAATGGAATGATTCGATTTAAAACGGGATTCATTGTTATTTGACGATGCCTCACATTCCGGTAACGTATTGATCTAGGCTGTAGTAAGTAAACTATATCTATTATTATATTAATTATTCCAATTATTCCAATTATTCCACCTTTTTCAGACATAAGATACGTAGCGAGTTTCGACGAACTGCGTTCGCGCGCGGCGGCGTAAAAAATCCACTCGTAAAAACCCGCCTAGTGGGTATGAAAATAGGGGAATAATTGGAATGATTATGTAACCCACTGATACTAATCGACGAATTTGCGCCGATCCGTCGGGGATAATTGGAATTAAATCCCCATTCTGCCTCCGCAGCGCCCCTGCGCCGCCTAAAACCCGCATTTCCACGGATTTTAACGGTTGCACCGGACCCACTCGTCGGTTTATGCTAACCCGTTGTAAACGCAAATGAAAGAATGGAAAGGATGGAACATGCGCTCGGTTCAGCCGCATAAACTAACTCTGTCCGAGGAAGATTGTATCAATCTGCGGGACTATGCCGCCGCCAATCAAACCACGGCCAGTCGCGTCATCCGCGCCTTAATCCGTGAACATATAAAACCGGTGACGCCGTATCCCATCGTGCCTGTCGGCTCAACTCCGGTCGGCGAAAAATGGCACGCCAGGATAGTTTTAGACTCTGATGTGACTGATATTGTTCGCCACGTCATGGATCAGGCCGATGTCCGGCTTAGCGAAGCCGTCAATTTCCTGATCCGTCGCGCTGTGTCGGACAAAATCGACCCGGTGTAGCATCGCGATGCGCCCCCGTGGCTGCGTATAGGCAAATCGGGAATTATTATTCCGTAAGATAGTATTTTTATCTTGACGTTAGCGGTGGGATATGCTATAATACAAATAAAAACGTCGCGGGTCGGCAAGGCGGCAGGTCGCCGTGTCGGCGGATCGAGGCGGCAGCCATTTGGCAATGCCTCAAGTTTCCTTACTACCGGTAGTAATCATGCTATCGGCCTGATTGGGGACTGACACATGACGAGCACTAAGCGTTATTGGCACGGCGGCGTGCCGGCAATCTGTCAACTGACCGATCGCCCCATCACCAACCGGTTCATCGACGGCGCCACCACCTACGGGCCGTGGGCCTGCATGTCGCCCGAAGGCCACGCGGTGTATGGGCGCGGGCTCGGCACCGGCAGAGGTCAGCTGTACGAGAAGCAGCCCGACGGCAAGTGGCTTAAGATTGACGGTTAGTTACTACTGCAGTAATCCCGCCCGGCGACAGCCGCCGGGCGGCGCTGCCACACGGAGACTGACACAATGACGAAGTGTAAGTACGACACCGATTGGCGCGACCAACTGCCGATGCCGGACGACAACCTCGTCGTCTGGTTCGCCTCGTCGACCGACTACTGGCACTGCTGGTACAATATGCTTCTCGGCGCCAGCGCGCCGCGCACCACCGACGAGGTGCGGGAATTGTTTTGGCGCGAGTACTGGGGCGGTGCCGACGAAGCCGGGTATCACCCCGGCGTCGTGCATATCGCGCCGGAAGACGATGGGCTGTGGTGGGACGACGACTACGACGACTACCAAGCCTGCGAAGACGACAGCTTGCGCGGTCCGCTCCTGCGCTGACATCTGACCGCATCGCAGCGCCCCGCGTGAGCCCATGCCCACGCGGGGCGTCACGATGCGGCCAATAATGGTATCTCGCATCAACTCGGAAGGAACCATAACGCCATGTCACGCCTATTCATCCTCGGCCTCGCCATCTACTGCATCGTCATGGCGTTCGTCGCCATCTCGGCGCGAGCGCAATACCTGCCGCCGTACATTCCCGTGCCGATGACGCCGCCGATCAACTGCGGCCCATCACCCGCTATCGGCGGCCTCGCGATGGGGACATTTTCCTGCCGCTGACCTGACCGCATCGCGATGATCATCATGTCGTCTGACGGCAGCCATTGCGCCCGCGTCACCCCGCTGCCGGATGGCAGCGGGGTCGACGTCGTGCTGTACCGGCTGGCGGCGCCCTACGCCAATACCAAGGGCGCTCGCCGGCTCGGTGCGTGGGTGCTGGCTATGCCGCTGCACGCTGCGTTGCAGGAAGTACATTCCATCGTGTGGCCGCTCGTCAGCCACCGCAAGGTTACTACCGTAGTAAACAACTCGAATGAGGACTGACACCATGAAGAAGCTGTTCAGCAAGCGCCACTTCGAGTGGCTCGCCCACTTCGCCGGCGCCAACCTCAGCGTGTCGTCAGCCCGGCATCTCGCCGAGGCGCTGGTCGACACCAACGACAACTACGACATGCAGAAGTTCCTGCAGACTTACCACCGCATCCGCAACTTTACCCGGGTGCAAGAGCACGTGTCGGCCGTCGAGGTGCGCATGGCAGGCGACGCCGGCCAGCCCATGTCGACAATCCTGCCGTGGCGGGAAGACGGCGGCGTCATGGTGCCGGTAGAGCCGCCGACCGGCGATATGCCGTTGCTCGACAAAAGCAAGTGGACCGGCGCCGACAGCGAGACGCCAGCGAGCCAGCTCGATGACTTCATCGACCTGCAACCCGCCGCCGAGGACGCGTTCGACGCGTATCTGCGCCGCCACAAGCAGGAGGCGATCGAGGCGGGTGTCGATGCGATCTTCCAGCACCATAAGTGCTGGAAGTGCGACAGCGGCAGGAAGCCGTGCCTCAGCGACAGCTCAGGCAGTGGCCCGCGCGGCTGTCGCTACCTGTATGCCGTCAACGACTGATAGGAGGTGATGCCAACTGCACACGGATAATCCACACCTGACGACAGCCCGCGCCGCCACCCCCAACCCGGCGGCGCGGGCACGTATCCGCGAAGCGAACCATCACAAGCGAGATAACACCATGAAACAGTTTTGCCGGCGAGGCCATAATATTGACCTAGTGGGTCGATACCCGCACACTGGCAAGTGTCGCGAGTGCGAGCGGTCGCGTGTCCGCGCGTGGAAGCAGGCCAACCGCGACAAGGTGTTAGCCGACGGCGCGGCGCGGCGAGAGGCGTACCGGCAGATATTCGGTGTCAGCTACATGCCAAACAGGAGGTGACAATACAATGATAGCTACCAAGCGGCGCATCGAGAAATCAACAGGCATATTAAACGCCACGCCGTCTTACGACACTGCCACGGAGTTTACCGACGGCGCCTACCATACGTTTGTGACAGCGCATTGCATCGAGTGCGGCGAGGCCGGCGTGTTGCACTGGAACACCGGCGGCAACCACCCCGACTTTGTCGCCCGCAAGTACCGTGGCATGGGCTGGCACTTCGACGCCTACAAACCAAAAAAGTGTGTCTGCCCGGCCTGTGTGGCAGGCAGGAAGCCAGCACCGCACATGGCCGACGCTGGTGGCCTGTTTAAGGATAGCCACTACGAAAACGTAACTCAGGAGGAACCCGACGACATGGCCAAGTCCAACTCGTATACCCCGCCAGTCACCGACACCGCCGTGCTGCGCGCGGCCGTCGCCCACATGGAGGCCGACGACTACAACCGCACGTTAACGTCACACGAGAAGGCCAAGGTGCGCGGCGTGCTCGACAGCCACTTCGACGACCAGATCGGCCGCTACATCGACAACTACGACGACCAGCGCGTCGGCAAGGAAACCAATCTACCGTGGGCGCTCGTCGCCGAGTACCGGGAGCTGGCCTACGGTCCGCTCAAAGCCGACCCGATCGTCGAGGCAGTCAAGGCGGAGGCGGTCGTGCTGCGTCAGGAGTTCACCGAGCTGTCGCACGCGATGGATGCATTGCGCGACCGCATCGTCAAGGTAGAGGGCAGACTGGTCAACGTCGAGGCCAAGGCAAAAAAGCTGTGACATTATGGCGGCGGGCCTAATGGCCCGCCGCCATATTTTTGTGTTTCACAATAACTTATTTCTTGACAAACCATTGATATTATGGTATAATGCAAATAAAACACATGGAGGATGGACATGGACATCGTGTACTATCGTAAGGTTGCCGAGATCATGCTGCGCGACGCTGCCACTTACGACGAGAGGGTGGCCGCGGCGCGCGTCCTGACCATGAAGAACCCGCGCCGTCGCGACAAACGACAGGCCAAGGCGTGGATGTACCACTGGATCGACACCAAACTGGAGGGCAGGCCGGCGGCGACCGGCAAGTGACAGTTACTACCGGTAGTAAATAACCTCGGATGGAGTTAGAAATGACACAACGACTGCACATGATCCACCAGTTGCGCGCCGACATCAGGCAGGCCACCGGTCGCGAGTACCGCATCGACTTCGACCAGTTTGACGAGCTGTCGATCCGCGAGATGATGCGGCTGCTGATCGACCTGAAGTACGAGCACCAGCGCGCCGTGCGCAATGTCGAGATGAGGGTGCGGCGGATGCCGTTGGTGAAATAAGATGGCCCGCACATTCTGGAACGGCCAGTACCGTCACACCTATACAGTCACGTTCGAGTTCGTCTCAAACAAGGAAGACGCCTCGGACGTCAGCGCCGCCGCTAAAAGACGGGCGCTGACCCAACGGTCGCTCGACCTGGAGGGTGGCGGCGGCATGAGCCGGGCCGGTGCGTTCCACCGTGCCTTCAAGCACGTGCACACCGAGAAGATCATGATCGAGAGGGGGCTTGACGATGGACAGTAAGCGGGAAGCACGGGTCCGTCGCATGGTGCCGGACCCGACGACGTGGCCGGGTGCCTACCTGTGCATGAAACGGTACGAGAACGACCGGATCGTCGAGTTCGGCGCGATCTTTGGTTTTACCGATACCGGCGGCATCGCGATGTATGTCGATAACGTGCCGGAAAAGCGGGTAGCGGTATTCCCGCATGTCGACGATCTGATCGCCGCCGGCTGGGCGGTAGATTAACTCTAAGGGGACTAACACAATGGATCTTATCAGGTGCAAGGACTACTTGCTGCAAACCCACATGGCCGCGCTACTACATAACGAGCGGCCCAACGCCTATTGCCTGGAGAGCAATCCGGGCGTCGGCAAAACCGAGGGCGTCTTCCAGTACGTCGAGATGTTGGCGCAGGCGCTTAATAAGCCGATCGGGCTCGTTGATTTTATGATCGCTACAATTACGAGTCCGGACGCAAGAGGTTTTATGATACCAACTCGCAATGCCGAGGGCGGGGCGCCGAACACGGTGTTCTCGCGGCCGCCGTGGATGCCGGCAGTTGACAATCTGTGGGTGTGCGAGCCGTCGGGGAACCCCGACGACCCGGTCGCATGGTACGAGCCTGGCGAGTGGCAGTACGACCTGCCGGAGGACGGCGTGGTCTTCCTCGATGAGTGGGGCCAAGGGGAAGACGACGTTAAGAAGCCGATGGCGGACCTCTTGCTCAACGGACGTGTGGGCAACTGGAAGCTGACCAAGCGGTGGCGCGCCATCGCCGCGACCAACCGCACGTCGGACAGGTCGGGCGTGCTGCGCGAGCTGATGTTCATCGTCAACCGGCGCGGGCTCTTGAAGGTCGAGGGCAAGCTGAACCCGTGGCTGGTGTGGGTGGAAACCCAGCGCGACTGGAAACGCCCGCACTATCTCACGGTGTCGTTCGCCCGAAGTCACCCCGGCGTGGTGTTCCGCGACACCGTGCCGGAGGGGACCGACCAGTTCTGCACACCGCGAAGTCTCGTGCTGATGGACCGCGACCTGCGGGGTATCAGAACGCAAGCCCTGGCGGCGCGCGGCGAGCTATTAAACCTGAACGACAACATCGCGCACGAGCTGGTCGCCAGTTGGATCGGCGCCTCGGCGGCGGGTCAGGACGGCCAGATGGTGTGCGTGTTCAAGCTGGTCGAGCACATCTCGGCCGACACCGCCTCGCCCTTTATCAAGTACATTTCAAGAATGCACCAGGACATGGGTGTGCTCGGCATCAACACGATCGTCGCCGATCCCCGGCGAGCCAAGTACGTCTACCCGACCGCCGAGTACCGGGACTACCAACGCAAAAACAAGAACGTGCTCATCGCCGCTCATGGCTAGGAGGGAACCTGTTATGACACGACGTATCCAGACCCTCGACGGGCTGCCAGTCTACGATGCTACCGAGCCGTTATACATCGAGGTGGTCAAAGCAGACGTTAAGCAGAACCGCCGTCGCGATCCCGAGCGGTGCGCCCTGGCGGCGGCCTGTACCCGCACGCTGCACGTCGAGGCGAAGGCATATCTGTCGCGCCTCTACATACGCCACGACGACCACTGGCTGCGCTACATGCTGCCGGAAGCCATCCGGACCGAGGTCGCTACCTTCGACCGGGGCGGCGGGTTCTCGTCCGGCACCTACCGCATTCCGCCGTTGCCCCCCAGGTCCCGGTCGGGCGGTGTCGGGCAGGGTGGCAAGACCAAGAACCCCAACAGGGGCGCGGGCAACCCGCGCATCACCCACCGCGACGTCAAGGGGGTGCGCTCCCCCTCACCGCTCGCCGGCGGCGCCATCGAGCACAAGTCGTAACTTACTACAGGTAGTAAACAATGACTGACGTTAATGCCGGCTTCGCCGGATTTTTGAGCCGTGAGACTAACTGCACCGCGACGTGCTGCGAGTGGCGGTGGGAGGTAGACGACGGCGGCGGTCGCTATGTCTTCTGCCCGGCCTGCGGCTCGTCGTACCCGTGGCAGCACACGTATTACCTGGGCCGCATATACAAACTCGAGAACAAGGAGGAACCGTGACCGACATTAAGCCGTGCCCGTTCTGCGGCGAGACGAGCTGTTTCGTATTCGCCGCGTTGCATCGCAAGTGGGGCAATGTCGAGTGCGGCCGGTGCGGCGCAACCGGTCCGCAGGTACACACAAACTATGAACCCAGCACCGTCTGGCAAGACGACGCCACCTCGGCGTGGAACCAACGAAAGGAGTAATTTATGGACACAATCGACATGAGCGTGACCGACCTCGACATGGGGAAGGCGCTACAGGAGAGCGCGCTCCTGGCGCACGTCAAAATCTCGGTGTGGGACAGTACCAAGTCCGACCGCGCCGGACTCGAGGACCTCAAGCGTCTGAACAACGCCAAGGGCGACGTCGGCAAACTGATGAAGAACATGCTGGCCGGTGTCGACGGCCCGTTAAAGGCGGTGCGCAGCGCGTACGCCGCCGTGCGGATGCGGCACTACGACCTGACGCTGCCGTGGGTGTCGGACCTCAACGCGGACCGTAAGACTGGGCCGAGGCTGCTGCCGCACCCGATCTTTCAGCGGTACCTGAAAGAAATCGGCGAACTCAAGCGGGTTGCGACCGATGAGCTGGAAGGGTTCCTGCCGATCTACCCCAGCCTGATCCTGTCGGCGCAGCCGAACCTTGGCGGCATGTACAAGCAAAGCGACTACCCCACTACCGAGGAAATTAGGTCGCGCTTCAGAATCTGGCAGGACTTCGAGCCGATCCCCGACGGCGCCGGGTTTAGGGGGTTGCCGCCGGCCTATCTGGAGCGCCTGTCGCACCACCTGAAGGCGCGCCAGGACATCCAGGTGCAGGCGTCGCAGCGTGCCATGTGGGAGGAAGTCGGCGAGCGCGTGCGTCACCTGACCGATCGGCTGTCCGATAAGGACGCGATCTTTAAGGAGGCCAGCGTGCGTGCGGTGCGCGAGCTGGTCACGTTGCTGCCGGGGTGGAACATCGGCGGCGACCAGCGGGTCAACGAGGTCGCCAACGACATCGACAACATGCTGACCGGCATCGAGGCCAGCGACCTCAGGAAGGACCCCGCCATACGCTCGTCTACCGCCAGCGAGGCGCAGCGTATCTCTGACAAGCTTTCCGCCTGGGGGTTGTAGTTCGTGGAATACCTGTAAAACGGAGGGGACTATGAAGTGTAAAATGCAGCAGGAACTCGCCAACCCGCACCAGCCGCGTGACAAGCCGCCGCCGGACGCCGACGGTAAGCT